AACTGGTTCGAATTCCACCAGGCACGTCCATGCCAGGCCGGCTCAAGCGTTGCAGTGACGCCGACAAAGCCAAGACCCTGCTTAACGCCGCCATAGGTGCCGCGAACCCGGTGCCAACGCACACCCTCGTCAATCACCTCATAGAGGTTGTCGACATAAGGAGTGAGCATCCCGAGACCGAATTCCCAGACCAGAAACGGCAGGAACGATGGTGGCGGGTTTTCCTTGGCCGTGGTGATGAACGGAACCGCACCACCCATTCGCTCCCACCGCTCGGCATGTGCCGCCTCAATAGCCTTCTCAAAATGGCCAGCATTGCTGGGCAGCAGGCTCGTCAAAACGCTCTCCCGCGGAGGTTCGGCGTGACGGTACCGATCGCCAAGGCTTCAGCCGGCGGCGCGATCACATCGTCCACCGGAGCTGTTGCAGCGACCTTGTGAACACCTGAAATCATCAGCTTCGATGTCCACCACGCCACGGTCAGATCCCGGCCCAGCGTCTGCTCGGACGCCCACGCGTCCTGCAGCGCAGTCACCGCGCGCGTGACCGTCGCCTCGTCGGCATCTGGCAGCAGCCAGATGTCGAAGGCAAGATTGACAACGGTTCGAACGGCAGATGCCACAACAAACTCGTCATTGGCGAGCTGCACGTTCTCGTCGACAAGCGCGGCCGTGACGACGGCCAGAAGATCGGCACTTGCAACGCCGTTCGGCTCGGTCGAGTAGACCGCCACATTGATCAGCGGAGAGCGCCCAACACGGTAGACCTCGACGCTCTCAACACGCAGATCCGCGTTCATCACGACGCTCTTGTAGCGCTCCTTCGGACCGCCGGTTGACCGCCCCTGGATCGCCAGTATGACGCGGAGCTTGAGCCGGGCATCGTCTTCGCCAAAAAGCCGCACCACATCATAGAACACGGCCAGCTGATCGAGGTCCGATCCGAAAGCAAAGGCCAAGAGCCTTGCGCGGGCTGCCTCGTTGATCCGCGCGAGCAGCAGAAGCTCCCGATATGATTCCGACTGATTGATGATGACGACAGGATCAGTCTCGAGCATCGAGACATCATAGGGAGGCAGGTCCGGATAGGTCGCGCGAAGCGCGTCCCACTCAGCTTGGAATTGAGCGAGCTGCCGCGACACGATCGTATTATAGCTCACCTCCCCGATCACCTGCGGCGTAGGCAGGCTGGTCAGATCGATGGCACTGCTCATGATATCACCCGCAGCCCACCGGCCCTAAAATTGAGGCCGAACGTCAACACGCGCTCGACCGTGAAATCGCCGAGATGACCGCGCGGCCGGAAGTCGACATCGAACCGCATGCCCACTTGTCCTGCCCTGATCTGCTCGACCGTGCCGAGCGGTGTAATTTTACGCACCTGGAAGCGCGGTTCCCATGTGTCGATCGCCGTCGCAACGAGCTGCTGAAACAGCGCAAACAGCGGCGGCGTCACTGCCCGGCCAAGAATTTCCGCCACACCGCCGCCGAACTGCCTGCGCATGACACGGCTGCCTATACGGGTAGAGAGGATCACCTCGACCGATTGAAGCGCATGATCATAATTGCTCAGGCCCTTGCCCGTGCGGCGGTCGATGCCGGCCATGTCTGTCAGGCCTCGCCCTGGTCCAGCTCAGCCGCATTAACCGGGGTATCCGGTACCGACGGGACTTTGCGGGACGGCTTCGCGGAAGCTCTCGCCTTTACCTTGATATCGATCCGGCCGAGCGAAAGATCATAAAGCGCCTCTGGGGTTGTGAGCACGATTTCGCGGTTCTTCGGCACGGGCCTGCCGTTGACAAGATCAACACCTTCGGCTGCCACATAAGTTTGCTTGTCCATGATTGCTCCTGAGAGTTAAATCGGCGGCCCGGGAGGACCTGGCGGCGCAGTCACGTGGCCGTGGTCACTTCCCACGTTCTTGCCGTTGTGTTCCTGACGTCCGCCGTCCTGGACGAAGCCATCGCCAGAAAAATTGAATGTCGTTCCGCCTGCTTCGACCACCAGAGCACCATCGGAAACGCTGATCCGTACGCCCGCATCCTCAAACACATTGGCATCCATGTCCTCGTTCGGGCTCGGCCGCGGGCCTGAATACCCCGCCCGGAACATCACACCCTGGCGCATATCGCCAGACGGATTGACGATGCCGACAATGTCGCCCTTTCTGAGCGGTACCGATGATTTTCCGCTTTCAGGATGCGGTTGCCAGGGTGACAGGAAAGGCTTTCCGCCGCTCTCGCCGAGCTTGATCCTGTAGCCCTTGACCGCGTCGACCTCTTCGACCGGTCCGACCTTGAGCGAATTGCCGAACGCACTCTTGAGCATAGCCAGATCGGCGCTCATCGAGACCATTGCGTCTGTCAGGTTCATGAGCCGGACACCTCAATCGGGTCGCCGTCATTGACCACAAGAGTTCCGGCGGTCATGGCGGGCGTCTCCAGGTCTTCATCCCCGTCAACAGGGCCTAGACCGACCGCGAGCAAATCTCCGAAAGTCAACCCGCGCGCGCGCTGCACCGCCAGCCAGTCCGGGTCGGACAGACCAAGGACCGCAGCCATCATTGCGCCAATCCTGTTGTCCACCGCGTCTTCCGAGGCTGACAGCTTTTCGAACAGAAGCGGGAACGGGTCAGGCAAATCCTCACCTTTTCCCGGCTCATCCATAAGCATCGACGTGATCCTCATCTGATGGGCCGCAAGGCGCGTGCCGTCCCTGTCATTGGAAGTTCGGGCTCGCTCGGTCTTGGTAAAACCGCCCGATGCTATGCTGCGCCAGATATCCGCCCACTCATTGGCCGGGTCATTCAAGGCGTCCGCGATTTCCCGTCCGATAAGGTCGAGTGTGAATTCGATTGCGTCGTCAGTAGCAACAAGGCCTGCCACAATATGGCTTTCGCCGGTAACAGGATCCTTTTCCACCATCCCGGCAGAAATACCCCATTCAATGACAATCTCTGTCATCCCGCTTTCGGCAAACGATCGAAGCTGCGGCTTTTCGTTTTTCGCTCCGTCGGTAAACACAGCGATGAAAGGCCGCTCCTCACCTTCCCCGATATTCAATTGCCCGTCCGCATCGACCTGGATACCACCGATCAGGCTGTCATAGACATGTTCGCCCACCATGGTCACGCCGCGAAGAGCGCGAACTATGGCAAGCCGCGCCGAAATCCTTACCAAGCTCATTATGCCTGCCCCAGCTCGGCAATCAGTCGCGCATGGCCACGATCATCAAGCTCAAGAACCTCGAACCACGGGCTGCCAACCCGTGATGTGGCCTGTATCTTGTCACCAACCGCGATTGTCACGTCAGGATTCGCCACACGATCGACGTGCAATTGAGCCTTGCCGGCGGCAATCCGCACCATCCAGTCCCGTGCTACCCCTCCGCTCACGCTGGTGTTCCTGGTGCCGCCAGTTCTAAGAACAGCCTGGAACTCGCGTATTTGCCGAGAAGCATCAGCCTTTCCCTTTTTCAACGGAAACTGCTTCACGGTTTCCGCCATGACAGCATCAACCGCCCGGGTGGTGCGCTCCCGGATTGATTGGTAATTCGCTGTCATGGCAGTTTCCGCGTTCCCTCAAGAGCCGGAGTACGGCTCAAGTCATCAATTCGAAGTCTTCACCTGGACAACGCATTCCGGCTGCTTGTTGATCGCGATCCGGTTTGTCTGGGAAAGCATTTCAACACCTGCCCCGTGCTTGAGCTGCTCGACCGAAATGTAGATCGTGTCTGCGTCCGGTTCCTCATTGACCATATCTACGTGAAGCACTGGCGCCTCAAAGGTTCGCATCATCGACTGGGTGCCGGTCGGATAAGCCGTGCCCGAATTGTCCGCCACATTCTTCTCCGTTGTGATCGTGCCGTTTGAAGCACGCAGCGGGAGGCTGCCCTTGTACTCGCGGAAGACAATGCCACCGAACTCGAACACACGGCCCCAGTTGCCCGCGACATTCATCCGTGACAGCACCCGATGTTCCGTACTGTTCTGCGCATTAAGCCAGAATTTCTCAACCTTCGGATGGCTGATGAACTTGCCGAAGAACTTGGTATCGACAATCGATTCAATACCCGTCGTGGTTTCACCCAGCAGATTACTCTGAACGTGATCCACAACCTCTTCGCACTTTTCGCGGACATCGGTGGCTTCAGTGCCAAGCACAAAGTCAACTTCCTTCTTGACGATCCCGAACACCGAATAGAGGTCATAAAGTGTCCGGCCCTTGCCGTCCTTGATCAGGCCTTTGAGCATGCCGAGCCGGATGTATTCGAGCGTGATCGAGTGGTTTTTCCGGATCAAGTCAAGCTTTCTGAACGTCTCACGGTCCAGTGAACGCGCGTCAACCACACCGTTCATCACTTGCAGCAAGCCATCGAGGTCACCCACGGCGATCTTCTCAAAGTGAGGAAAGTGTGGGATTTGCAAGATCACTCCACCTTCACTCTCGGTGTCGCCGATACTTGCCGGGGATCCGGGCTCTTCGGCGGACAGCACAAAGATCTGGCCGTTGCGATAGTCCACGCGGACGAAGCGCGACGCCTTGGTTTCGACCGGCGCAACACCGAGCGCATTAAGCAGACCGAACTCATTCGGCAGACGATTCACCTCCTGGGTGAGATCGAGACCTGTGTATGGAAAATCAAACATCTTCATCTCCTGACGGCGCAGCCCTGCCACAACCGATCTAATTGGAATTGGCGAAGCGGAGCGCAGCCAGAACCGCGCCCCAAAGTGGTTAGCGGATCTTGATCGCCAGGCTCTTGATCATTTCGAGCGCCTGGGCCTTTTCGGTTGCTGTGATCCCGTCAGGCCAGTTGATCGCTGATGCGGAGACAACTGCCGGGCCATTGTCGAGCGAAAGCCCTGTTGCGGTCACGCCATCCGGTGCCGTGGTGTTGCGAAGAGACAATCCAATAATCTCAGCACCTGGCTCCCAAGCAACCCGCTCGTTGGCCGCGGCTTCCTGATCGATCAACACGATAACCTCGAACGCGTCACCTTCGACGAAGGCTTCCGAACCTCCTGAAATGGTGAACTTGATCTGCTTGGCAAACGCAGCACCGCCGGTCGCTGTCCCGATCGATTTGCCGTTGGGACCCTCAACACGAAACTTGGAAGTACCGTCCGCACCGCCGGTCGTGCAGGTGATGACATAGGTTCCTTCAACCACGGCACTGGTGGTCGCTGGATCGGCCAGCGCAATGGTTCCGTCACCCGTGCCACCCGCAACAGCAGCAGCTGATGCAGATACGGATCCAGCCGCCAAAGCGTAGGCCAAGGGTGTGCCGAGAAGCACCACGCGATCCGCGCCGTCGCCAGCGGAGAGTGTGTAATCCTCTCGGCAGAACTGCGGATCATATTCCAGCTTGAGCAGATCACTCTCACGAGCTGGAGCGGCGTGGGAAAAAAAAGAAAGCGTCATAGCTCTCACTCCATTGATACGGGCCAATTGCCCTGATTAGGAAAATGCAGGCGAAGCCGGTTCAGCTGGGCCGCTTGGCCTTCGCCAGTCTGGAATCGACCAGCGTCGAGAGGCCGCTCTTGCCATCCGGCTTTCCGCCGCCACGGTTCATCCCGGCACCGTCAAGGCGCTGGCGCTCGTAGGTGGAAGGGCTGTCCTCGGTGTCGTTGTCTTTGCTCAAGGGTGCTGCCGCCAAAATGGCCTTTGCGCTTTCAACAGCCACACCGTTGTCGGCCAACAGCTTGGCCTGCCCCTCGCGACCATTGGCTTCGTCAAGCGCCATAATCGCGTCACGACGATCACGATCATCCTGCGCGGTCTTCATGGTAGCATTTTCAGCCTTCAGGGTTTCCAGTTCGGCGGCCAGCATGTCCGCCCGTTCCTTGTCCGTCATGTCAATCTCCTTCGGTTGACAGGGTGCCGCCGGGGCGGATGCCTTCGGCTCATGCGAGATCTGTTTGAGATCCCATTTCTTGGATTTCGAGAGAGCCACAAGCCGGTTCGGCGCTGCGGCATAAAGCCGGTAGTCGAACGCGGCGACGGCTTTTGCCTTCGCCTCGCCGACCTCATCCGCAAAACCCTCGGTCAGAGCCTCGTCCGGTCCGAACCACCGCTCGGCCTTCATGATGTCGCGGGCTTCCTCAATGGTTTTGCCGGAGCGCGCGGCATAGACCCGCGCATAGGATGTGGCCAACGCCTCCAGTCCTTCGATCGTCTTGGCGTGATCGGCGGAGTTGCCGAATGTCATTCCGGCAGGATCGTGGATCATCATCACCGAGCCGGCTGACATGGTGATCGTATCGCCAGCCATTGCGATCAGAGACGCTGCCGATGCCGCAATGCCATCAACCACTAGGTTGGTTTGTCCGGATCTGCGCCCAAGCATGGCGTAAATCGCTGCGCCCTCGGTGGCGTAACCACCACCCGAATTGATCAGGACAGTGAGATCAGCATCATCGTCAATCTGGGCCAGCGCCACCAGCACCTCGCCCTGGGTAAAGCCGTCGTCCCAAAAGCTATCGCCAACGAAGCCGGTCAACGTCAGTTGACCGTCGTCAAGAATACAAGCCATTTGATGATTTCCTTCAGTAAGGCCGGTGCCTCACACCGATCGCATAGCGCCGGCGTGTCTTTCTGCCGCTCGCTTCATCATATTTCCGGTCAGCCTCGGCGATCAGTCGATCGAGCGCCGTTGGATCCGCCTTGGCAAACTTGACCATATCCTCGCCAAAGCGCGTTTCAGAAACCGTCTGGCCGGTTGCCATGTCGCGGCGAAGCTGACGAAGGTCAATTGCCTCCTGGCACCAGTCTTTCTCAGCCATTCGCCGGCTCCCTCATGCCTTCTGCCGCAGCACCATTTGGTCCAGCACCATCCCCACCAACCTTGCGGCCATGCGGTGCTGTAATGACGCCACTAAGCTTTTTGACTTCCCGCGCGATCTGGTCAGTCTCCTCCTCCCAGTCGAGCCCCTTTGCCGCGTAAATACGCTGCAGTGTGGCGGTCCCGGATTCGAGCTCAACCTTGTTGGCCAGAGCAGCCTTGTAAGGATCGGCCTCAGGCTTTTCCGGGCCTCGCCATTCAGCGTCGACAACCCGCTCGAAGTTTGCGCGGAACGCTCGGTAACCGCCCTTGAACGGGATCCGACCAGTCCCGATCATCTCATCGAGCCAGGCCTCGTAGATCCCTTGCACGAACGGCGCTGGGATCCGCTCGCGGCGGCGTGTGACAATCGGCCAGATCGACGCCACGCTCATGCGTGTCGAGCTGTAGGACGCATCCGAATGATCCATGGTCAGGTTCTCGAATGTAATCCCCAGGCACCTTGCAATCTCGCGCTGCATGTTCTGCTGGAACGGTACATACTGGGGCCCGGGGGTCTTGGTACCGTGAATCTCAAGCGCCTCGCCGGGACCGAGATGATTGATCTGGCTCGCGTCCCCGCCGATCGACAACGTCTTGTTCTTGAGCGCATCGATCCGGTGGTTCCAGACCTCGAGTAGGTCCGATGCAAGAGCCTTGGCTCCCTCAAAATTGGTGCTTTCCTGGAGCATTTGCAGCCCCTCAAACGCATCGGCTGACGCTTCGGGACTTCTAATCGTCGCCGCAAACGCGGTTTGCAAAAGCGCTGTTGTGAGAGTGGCGTCCGCCAACTGGTCACTCTGAGCGATCGTCTTAAAGCACGGCGTCATCGGTGAAATGGCGCGCGGGCTGTTTGGGGTGGATCCCCGATCCATCACATGCAGCACCTTGGTCAACCCGTTTCCAAAGCGGGCCGGGACATCAACTTCGCGCTCAACGCCCGATTCATTCCGGCGGAACTTGTAAGCCTGCACCCTGCCGATCTCGTCATGATAGATGCCACCGTCCCAGCCCTCGACAAGGCTGGTCTTGTGCGGAACCCGGTGCGGAGAAACTAGGCTCACCTTGGTGCCGGTGATTAACCCATATCTTGCCCGAGTGGGCGCATTCATGAAGTCGAGAATTCCGAACCCTTCACCAGCGGCCAGATAATACCGCATGAGACCATCCAGCGTTTCAGCGACAGTTGACTTGCCCGCGAGGTCACATTCGCCAGGGTTCCAGACGTAACGCCGCCATTCATCTTCAACCTGGCGGCACCAATCGGAACGCTCCTTGTCGTTATAACCGAGCCTGGACAGATCTGGCCGGGCATTGAGCTTCAGTTCAACCCCGATCGTATCCACGATGATCTGATCAGCGGCGCCGGCAATCCAGCCCGAATTCTGCATGAAATCAAACGCAAGAGCGAAGGACCGCCGGACCGCCTCACGGATATCAACCTTCACGTCGCGGGTTACGGCCCGCCGCATGGAAAGGACACCGGCTGTATCGTGCCCCATGTAGCGCATTCGTGCTTTCGTTGGGGCTGCATTCTGCCCGCCAGACGAAGCTGGCAGCAGCAGATTCAGCGCTTTCTTTGCCAGACTCATGAATAGCTTTTCCACTTGGTTCGAGGGCGCGCCGGAGTATCCGGCGCTGGTTCAACCGTCTTCTCGGGTGCAGCCACCTGCACTGCGTGAGCCTCCGGCGAAAGCAGATCGGTGTCTGGCGGAGGCAGCAACCGCGAGCGAAGCGCCTCCCATTCCGCTTTGGTCATCCTGCTCAGGCCCAGATGCTCGGCCATGGCCATCGCATAGATGCGGCAATCGAGCAGATGGTTGTCGGTACGGATCCGCTTCCATTCCTCACGGTAGCGGCCGTTGACCATCTTTTGCTCGAAATACTCCGCAGTGATCTGCTTGAAGTACTCCTCGTCTTGCCAGTAGCCGAAGTGACAATAGCCCGGCGGGTCGAACAGTTCCCCAGCCGCCTGCCCCGTCTTGTGCAGGTTGCCGTAAAACTCACTCTTGAGCGACCAGGTGCCGATGGCCCATAGCCGCGCGGACCCATATTTCTTGCGCTTGCCACGCTTTGTCACCGACTTGTTGAGCGGCCCGCCAATGGCAGGGATACCACGGCCTGGCTGCCCCTTGATGGCATAGGTGTTCGGTCGCCTGCGACACCATTCCATGACCTGGTTGGTGCGTCCGCCATCGCCGGCGTCCACGGCAAAGGCGTCGATAAAGCGCTCACGGCCCCAGGCATCAAGCACCGGTCGCCGCCAGTACGCATCGAGCTCGAGCCATGCACCTGCCTGCGGATCATCTGTTGCACCTTCGAAATAAGCGTAGTCGATCGTCCAGGACTGGCGGTCCTCGGCAAATCCTACGAGCTCAGCATAAAGGCCCGTGTGTTGCACGTCCGCCGACCCCACCAGCAACAGGCAATCGGGCGGCATTGCCCGTCGTTCATACCGCTCCCGCCGCTCCATAAGCCGCTGATGGTCAGGAGCATTGCCCCGCATGGCATAAGGCAGGGCTTTGTAGAGGTTTGAGAAGTCCTTCGCCCCTGCCTCTCCCTTACCCAGCGATGCCAGATAGTCTTCGGCAATGGCCTCGTAGCTCATCATCAAACTGATAAACGCATCCACATGAAAGCCCGGCTCCCGGTCAGGACCCGGAGCCGTGGCAATATATCGGCCTGCTCGAACCCCCACCACGCGCTCTGACTCCGAAAGCTCATGCGTGCAGTTCTCACACTGATACCTCGACCGGTGCGGATGGGCTTTGTCGACAATCAGGTTCTCAAAGAACTGGACCTGCTCGAAGCCGCATTCAGGGCAGCGGATGTTCCAGAACCTTTGGTCCGACCTCAGAAAGTCCCTGTCGATCCGGCAATGTCCCGGGCCGTCGCCGTTTTCCTCACCTGTGTCGATCTCCGGCGTCGAGAGCGCAAAAATCTTGTAGGACTTGGTCCGGCGGAACGCCGTGAATCGCCCGAAATAGAGCGTCTCCGGATCCGCGCCGTTCGGCAGTTCCTTCCACTTGCTGACCTCGTCCTTGACCCCGAACCGACAGGTCTTGGAGGACAGGTCCATGACTGTGTTCGCGTTTGCCAGATAAATGGCACCGCCTGCGAACTTCTTTTCGTAAGTCGTCGATCCGACACCCGAGCGGCTGGTCGACGGATAGACAATGTTCTTGCCGGTCTCCTTTTGCCACTCATCGATCAGCGGCTGCAGCTTGCCCGAATTCGTGTCCTGCAGCGCGTCAATGCCAGGCACCGCGAACAG